ACAATGTCACCTAAGACATTGGCTGCTTATGTAGATGTTTCAAGAAGATTAATGCTTCAATCAGACCCTTCAGTAGAAGCTGTCTTGAGAAATGATGTTATTAATACTTTTGCTAGAAAGATTGACGAAGTTGCTTTAGAAGGTGGTGCTTCAAATCATCCTTCAGGTATCATAGCTTCATCAACAGGTAATGTTGAGGCTCTAGGTACTAATGGTGGTGCTATTGCTTACAGCAACATTGTTAGTATGGTAAGCAAAGTAGAGCAAGATAATGCTATCTTGAATGATGCAAGTGTTAAGTTTATTGGTAATCCAAAAGTTACTGCAAAACTTAGAACTACACCAAAACAAGGTTCAGGTGTTGAAGGTAACTTCATGCTAGATCCTGATGGCAAAATGATGGGTTATGACTACCTATCATCTACATTAGTTCCTAGTGATCTTACAAAAGGTTCAGCTTCTAATGTATCAGCATTAATATTTGGTGACTTTAGTCAGCTAATGTTAGGATTCTGGTCTGGAGTAGACGTGATAGTCGATCCATATACAGGTTCAACAGCAGCGACAACTAGATTAGCGTTCTTCCAAGACGTAGACGTAGCTCTGCGACATGATGATGCTTTCTCAGTTTGTAAGGACATTGTTACTTAATTAAGTTTTTACTTAGTCTAGGGCTACTTCGGTAGCCCTTTTTTATATGCTTTTATTGTATAAGTATAAAAAAGTATACTTTTTTGCATAAAAGTATTGTATCTGTGTCTGGTTTTGCTACTATTTAGTTATGGAGATATCAAATATGAATAACATTGTAATAGAACTAAAAGACGAAATTGAAGTAAGAAAACTTATTTCTAACTATATATATTTAACATCAGACGATGTTGAGAGAATCGAAGAAGGTCATCAATGTTTAATTGATGCTAAAGAATTAATCATGGATGAATATGGTGTTAAGTGGTCAGTAGCATCAGCTAAAGTTAATGAGATACTACATGAAATTACATAGATCAATGTCGTAATATTTAGTTAATTAAGTAACTGTTTGAAGCGTTTTGAAATGTCAGCACTAAAGAAGTAGCAATACGGAAGCGATTTTAAAATAGCACTAAAGATAACAGTTACTTTATTAGAAACCATTAGGGCTACTTCGGTAGCCCTTTTTTTATGTATAATAAAATTATGAGTGATACAAAAATTAAATTCGTGTTCAATCAAACTTACTACTATGGTGGTGAGAAATACCAAGCAGGTGATTCTATAGACATAGCTAAGAAAGATATAGCTGAGTGGGATAATGTCCAGTTTGGGAATGTATATAAACCTAAAGGCAAAAAGGATAAGTGATGGAAGTAGTAGCTACAAGAAAGGTTTGCTATAACGGCACTTGGTATAATTCAGGTGACAGTTTTATTTGTAACCCTAAAGACTACAATGGCTTGGAAGCAGCAGGGGTAGAAGCAGTAAAAGGTAAGAGCAAAGCCAAATCAGATAAATCAGCAAAGAATATTAAAACAAGATAATGGCGCTAGAATCAGCACAAGATTTGTTGAACTTCTTTGATACAGATACACATGGCTCAACAGCCACAGTTACAATCAATGGCAGTGCATCATCAATTAAGGTCATTATCAATAAAGAATATTTTGCTATTGCTGGTGAATCTGTCGATATCGATGGCACACAACCAGTAGCAACTTGTCGATCTTCAGATGTCACAGGTATTGATACAGCCGACACTATAGCTATTGATGGTGTAACATATAACATCGTCAATATACAGCCAGACGGCACAGGCATGACGATGCTCATATTACAGGACTAATTATGTTAAAAAATTTACTAAGCACAATCGCACCAGCATTAGGTACAGCACTAGGATCACCACTGGGTGGTGCAGCCGTCAGCATGATAGCTGAGAAGTTAGGTGTACCAAACAATCAAAAATCAGTAGAGAAAGCAGTACAAGCAGCAACACCAGAGCAACTACTAGAATTAAAAAAGGTAGAGAAAGACTTTGAAGTAAAAATGAAAGAGCTAGATGTCGATGTCTTTAAACTTGAAACAGAAGACACCCAAGATGCAAGGAAGACTTTTGCTAAAGACTGGACATCAAAATTTATGGGTTTAATAGTTATAGGTGGCTTCATGGGCTATATCTTTTTAGTGACTATACAACCACCTGAACAAAACTCAGAAGCTTTAATAAACCTAGTGTTGGGTTACTTAGGTGGTTTAGCTTCAGCCGTAATATCTTTTTACTTTGGTGCTTCACAATCTAAAAACGATTAATGCCAAAGAAAAGCAACGCACAATTTAGCAAAGGGCATGAGCCAACAGCAGGTGTCAATGGCAAAAAGACCTCACAAGGTCGCAGAAACTTTGGCAGCTCTACAATGAACAAGCACAAACGCAGATCCTATAAAAAATACAAAGGTCAGGGCAAATAAGCTAAGATAAGGCATGGCACACAAAAGACAACAGATCAGAGAAAGAGTAGCAACAACCCTGACAGGTTTGTCTACCACAGGCTCTAATGTCTTTCAGAGCAGAGTTTATCCTATTGAGAACACTAAACTGCCCTGTTTGTTAATATACACTAGAGAAGAAACCTCAGAGCCTCTAACAACTAATCCACCTAGAGCAATAGAAAAGATATTGTCTTTAGTGGTTGAGGCTTATGTCAAAGCAAATGCTAACTACGATGACACTATAGACACTATTACAGAAGAAGTAGAAGAAGCATTATATGGCGATAGATTGATAAATAATCTAGCTTTAGACAGTTTTTTAGTTAATACTGACATTAGTTATAACGGAGAAGGTGATAATCCGTTAGGAATTGTTGTAATGACATTTCAAATCACTTATCATCATACAGAAGGAAGTATTTAATTATGGCAACATTTTCAGGTTCAGCAGGTGTAGTTAAAGCAGGTGGCGCAGTCATTGGTGAGATAAGATCATTTACTGTCGATCAAACAGGTGACACAGTAGAAGATACAGCAATGGGCGATGCAGCACGAAGTTACAAAGCTACCCTCAATACATTCACAGCTTCAGTGGATGCGCTATTCGATGACACAGATGCAGCGCAAACATCAATGACTATAGGCGCAAGTCTAGCATTTTTGTTTCAACCAGAAGGCAGTGGTTCAGGTGCATATCAACTATCAGGCACAGGTCTGGTAACTGGTATCTCACAAACCCAAAGTTTTGATGGTTTAGTAGAAAGGTCATTTACAGTACAAGGTACTGGCGCATTAACTATCGGCACTGTCTAGTATTGAAAGCAATAGAACGAGCTAAAGCGCACTTCAATACCTTAGAGGTCAAGAAGATTATCGTACCTGAATGGGGTGACGATGATGTACCCCTTGAAATCTATGCCAAGCCCTTAACCCTACAAGAAACATCTAAACTCTATCGTTTAGCAAAAGACGATGATATGGCGATGTTGGCTTATGTTTTAATCTACAAAGCCTTAGACAATAATGGCGATCAAATCTTTTCTTTAGAGGACAAACAAACACTACTTACTAAAGTAGATCGTAATGTCCTTATCAGAGTATCCAACGAAATCATGGCTGAACAGCCACCTGAAGAAGTAAAAAAAAGTTAGCCCAAGATCACAACCTCTATAACCAACTAGGATTAGCCGAACTTCTAGGCAAGTCTCTACATGAGATTCAGCAAATGTCCATAGAAGAATACCAATTATGGACAGCTTACTTTAGAATAAAAGCAGAAAGACAAAAAAATGGCTAACCAAAAATACAAAATTGAATTAACCGCTTTAGATAAAACTAAGAAAGCCTTTAGTTCAGTCAAAAAAGGATTAGGCGCTGTTAAGAGTGGTGCTGTAGGTGTTACTAAAGTTCTTGGTGGTGTGACATTGGCTTTCAGTGCTGTCGCAACAGCTACAACTTTAGCAGCTAAATCATCTTTTGATTATATAGATGCTATTGGCAAAGTTTCACTAAGAACTGGATTGGCTGTACAAACAATACAAGCATTAGAGCAAGCAGCTATAGAATCAGGTGCTTCTGTTGAGGAAACTAGGAAAGGGTTTGAAAAATTTTCTAGAAGTATCGGTGATGCATCTAGGGGTTTAAAAACACAAGCAGATATCTTTAGAGACTTAGGGGTAGAGATAAGAGATAACAATGGCAATGTTAAAGACGCAGACACAATACTTAGAGATACAGCGCAAGGCATATCGCAATTAGGTTCTGAATCAGAAAGAGCAACAGTATTGGCTAATTTATTTGGTAGAGCAGGTATAAAATTATCTGAAGTTTTTAGAGATGGTGCTGAAGGTCTTGATGGTTTTGTAAGCAAAGCACAGAAATTAGGAATTACTTTAGACCAACAGGCGATTGATAATGTGCAAGCATTTAACGATTCCTTTTCTATATTGTCAGCACAAGTAAGAACAGTCAAAGATAAAGTTTTCGCCGAGTTGACACCAGTTTTAAACGCAGTTGTTGTAAGTTTTTCTAATATGATGACTGCAACAGATGATGCAGAAAGCGGTGTAGATATACTGGCACAGAGAATATCTAAAGATTTGCTTTTGGCTTTTGCCGACCTTATAGAAGCAATAGGTAAAGTTGATGAAGCTTTGTCAGGGGCAGGTTTTTTCCTAGATTTCTTTTATAAAGCACCCTTATTAATGGGTTTTTCTGTTGAATCAATCGTAGAAGGTACAAAAAAGATAAATAGAGAATTCGCAAAAATGCGAGGTGAAACAGTAGAATCTGGTAATAAATTTGTGAAATTAGCAGAAGATATAAGAAACACCTCTAAGCTTTTAGGTACAGAGATTGTTCCAAGCATTACATTGACAGGCGGAGCAATGAAAACAGTAGGCGAGGGAGCAGAAGAAGTTGGTGCAGGTTTAATAACACTTACAGACCAATTATCGCCATTAGCTAAGTTAAAAGCTGAATTTCAAGATGAAGCATTTGATAATGCTATTGAAGGTATATGGGTTAAAGGGTTTAACGATGCAGCAGATGCTTTGCTTAATTTTGTAGAAAATGGGAAACTCAATTTTAAAGACTTAGTGCAATCGATTTTAAGGGACATGGTTAGACTTAAAATCAGACAACAGATGATGGGCTTTTTTGAAACATTTAATATTCTGGGTCTAGGTTCTGCTACAGCAACACCAACACCAACACCAGCAGGTAACTTTAATGTATCAAGTTTCGATAGTGGTGGGTTCACAGGTTTAGGCAATAGAGCAGGTGGTATAGATGGCAAGGGCGGTTTCCCTGCAATCTTACACCCTAATGAAACTGTGATAGATCACACCAAAGGGCAACAAGTAGCACAAGCACAACCAGTTAGCATCAATTTCTCAATACAGGCTACAGATGCAGCAGGGGTTGATGAGATTATAGCTTCAAGAAAGAATCAGATCGTGGCTATGGTTTCACAAGCTATGAATCAAAGAGGTAAGGTGGGCTTAGTCTAATGAGTGGTGCATTTCCAACCAGCAAGAAGCCTAGAGTGTTTAATTTCGCTTCTAACAGACCAAATACGACAGCCTATACCCTAAGTGGTAAAAGGTCAGTAAAACAGTTTGCAGCGCAATATTTTAGCTTCAGTGTGCAAATGCCACCTATGATACAAGCAGACTTTCAAGCTTTTCATGCTTTTTTAGTTAAACAAAAAGGATCTTTTGATACCTTCACCTTCCAATACCCACTAGAAAATCAAGGCGCTGATAAGGCGCAAACAGATATATTGGTCAACGGCACAGCAGCGATAGGTGCAACACAAGTACCTTTAGATGGTTTTACTAACTCAACCACAGGTGTTTTGAAAGCTGGTGATCTAATTAAGTTTGCTAATCATAACAAGGTTTATATGGTCACAGCAGACGAGAGTTCTAACGGCTCTGGTGAAGTAGCAGCCGTAGATATAGAGCCACCCTTACAAGCAGCCCTAGTCAACAATGAAGCAGTCACAGTCAATCAGCCATCTTTTACAGTAGCTTTAGCCCAAGATGATGTGCTGTATTCTACCGATCCTGCTGGGTTATTCACACTATCTTTCGATGTTAGAGAGGTCTTATAGTGGCAAGGAATATAAATTCCAATATCCAAACCTATATTCAACAAGAAGGTGTGCGTATTGTGCATCTACTAAAACTTAGCACATCAACCAATATCACTGTCACCAATCATGTCAAAAATCTTGTGTATGATTCTGTGACCTATCAAGCAGGTGGTAACTTTTTAGATATACAAGAAGTACAAGAAACAGGATCTTTAGAATACCAAAATATGTCTATATCTTTACAAAACATTACTACAGCAACTAGAGACATATTCAAAGGGGAGAACTTTGTTAATAAAGCAGCACAAATCTATGTAGCCTTCCTTGATGCAGATGAGACTTTATTAGATGCTTATTTGTATTTTGATGGCAGTATAAGTTCAGCCTCACTAACACAAACCAAAGATAATTTTGCTGTCAATTTAGAGTTAGCTAATCAATGGCGCAACTGGGATATTGTCAAAGGTC